TACTAGGGAATCCTACTCCACAATCAAGGGTGTTATGGATTCATTATTCAGGGGAAAAGGAGTATTTCAAATAATGGGATCAGAAATAAAACTTGTCGAAGCAGTCTTACTATTGGTGCTTATCTTGTCTCTATGTGCCGGGTCAGCATACGAAGGTTACCAGTATGAAGCAAAACGATTTAATACCTTCGTCGATAAGACAAAACTGGTCGGCCAACAACAACAAGCAATCGTCACCGCAAAAAACAAGGAGATACAAGACAATGCCATACAATCAGCAAAAAATGAAGAAACAATCGCAAAGAATGCTTCTGACTATTATCTGTCTCACCCCGCTATTAAGTATGTTCGGGTGTTCGACGCCAATACCGGTCGCAGTTCAGTGTCCCAAGCCAATAGTAATCCCAAAATCCCTTATGAAGCCAATATCCCAGGATCTACAACTGGGTATTTCTCAGCATACAGCGACCAAGAATGTGAAGCAGTAGGATCACAACTAACAGAACTACAACAGTTATTGATTAAAGATGGAGTAACAGTAGAATGACATATAAAGGAGAAATAAAATGCTTACACTAAAAGACATATCAACTGAAGAGTTAGAGCAACACCTACTACTTAAAAAGAAAGATAGAGAGAAAATAATAGAGAGAGAGAAAATAATGTTGATTGATCACTCTACTATCGAAGATATTGAATATGAGTTGGGTAAGAGAAAAGTTCAGGAGAAATAATGTATAAGATTATCAACGGCGACAATCTGGAGGTGTTAAAAACTTATCCTGACAATCACTTTGATTCGATCGTTACAGATCCGCCCTACGGAATAAGTTTCCTCGGTAAGGGGTGGGACGAACATACTGGTTTAGTGGAGACATACAAGGAATGTCTTCGCGTTCTCAAACCTGGCGGGCATTTATTGGCATTTAGTGCAGCACGAACTTATCACAGATTAGCAACATCTATTGAAGATGCAGGTTTCGAGGTAAGAGACCAAATAATGTGGATCTACTCAAGTGGGTTCCCCAAGTCGCAGGATGTTGGTCGGCAAATACAAAAGAAGATTGGAGTAGAAAAAACTGTTCCTTCATCTATAGGCAAAAAAGAAGGAGATACTCGTGCTCCTGAAGGTGGCGAATCAAGTTATTCAGGAAAGCAAACTGTATGCACTTCTCCAGAAGCAAAACAATGGTCAGGCTGGGGGACACAACTCAAACCAGCACACGAACCCATAGTTATGGCTCGAAAACCACTAAAGCAAACTATCGCTAAGAACTGCCTTGAATACGGCACAGGTGCAATCAACATCGACGACACAAGGATACCGTTTGAAGATGCCGAAGATGAAAAAGAACATACTGAGAACTGCGAACTATTGAGTCAATACACTAAGATGTATGACAAAGATGGTGGTAAAGAGATTTACGAAACGATGAGTCAAACTCGGAAGAAACCATCAGGTGGAGCGAATGGTGCCAATAGACTTACCTTTGGTTCAGAACCAATAAAGAACGAACCAGGAGAAATGTATGAACCATCCAACAAAGGTAGATTCCCATCAAATGTAATTGGCGAGATACAGGAACCGTATCAGAAGTACTTCTATTGCCCGAAGGTAAATCGCAAGGAACGGCACTTGGGTTTTGATACTGAAAAGATTCCAACTGGATCTTCGGGAGAACCGTATGGAGAAAACGGAGCATCATACTCGTCCTTAAAGTTCAGAAGAGAAGAAGGCGGAACTGAAAACGGCTCTAACGGTGTTCAGGTGTTACACAAACGAGACCCTCAGGAATTTAAAGGTAACAACCACCCAACGGTCAAGCCAATCAAGTTGATGGATTACTTAATCAGACTGGTAACACCAAAAGGTGGTAAAGTTCTCGACCCATTTTCCGGCTCAGGATCAACAGGATGTGCAGCGGTAAAAGCTGGTTATGATTATACTGGCATAGAACTTGACGCAAAGTATTGTGAAATAAGTGAAAAACGAATCAACGCATGTATTAAAGGCGAAACAGTGTTCGACGAACTATTCGAAACGGAGTAAAAGTATAGAATGAAATTCAAGTCAAAGTTCGAAGCACAGTTTCATAAGACATACGGACAGTCACTGATGGGATATGAACTGGATAGATATGCTTATACTATTCAACATCAATACACACCAGATTGGAAAGTTTCTAACAATTGCTTTATTGAGACAAAAGGTAGATGGTTAAGTTCAGACAGAACAAAAATAACAGCAGTTGTCAAACAGAACCCCGGTCTTATTGTCGCAATGGTGTTTATGGAACCAAATAAGAAGATAACCAGCTCGTCAAAAACCTCTTACGCAGACTATTGTGACAAGAAAGGTATTATCTGGTTCGACATAAAAAACAAAGCAGGCATAGATTCATTTATCAAGGCAAACAAATAATGACAACAACAACAAGAAAAATAGGGTCAGGTATATACGAAAGAACACAAAAGCACAAAGATGCTATTTCAAAAGCAATGTCTGGTAAGAAGAGAACTAAAGAACACAATCAGAAGATAGCAGCGTCAGTGAAGAAAACAATCGCAAAGAAAAAACGGGCTCAAAAACAGCCCAAATAGCCCTTTTTCTCCGGTATGGATAAATACTTATACAGGAGAAATACAATGCGACTATATCAAACAGGTGGATTTACAGGAGTGTATTCAAAGATAAGTAAAAACAAAGTAACTTATGTGGTATTCACAGACGACGAAAGAAACACAATCAAGAATCTACAAGCAGCACTAAAAGAGATACAAGTAGAACAAAAAAGTCTCGGTAAAATAACAAGATGGAATAAGTTAGACGACGAAGCACTTGACGAAATACTTATGTGGCCACTGCCATTAAAAGATGGTGGAAAACACACAGACTTGTCAGTTGATCAAATAGATAAGATAGATAAGATGCTTACCAAACTCAATATAGTAGATATGGAACCACTATTAGACTTATTGGGATTTACTCTTGACACAGAAGAACCAATGACGGACAGAGAAATGCGAAAAGAGATGGATCGCCGTCGGGAATTGGCAGCAAAACACAAAGCAGAAACAAGTAGATTCGGTATGCTCTTCAGGATAGAATAAGATGGCACACAATAACTTTAGCTTCGACGAACAACTCAGAATATTCAAAGCACTGTCGCCGACTATATCAGAATGTAAAACCAAATATATAGAATCTTATTCTTTATTCGATTTACTCAGAGAAGATTCACAGAGAGCAATCTCGATGTATCAGCCAATGAGAGAGATTCAACTCTGGGGTATGATTAAGAGATATTATGAAAAAGGACTAACAGTAGAAGAAACAATAGAATACGCAAAGATAAGTCTAAAGCAAACAAACGATAGATTGATTAAAAATATAAATACAACTATGACAACAGAGGAATCACAATAATGGCAACTATCATCAATGCCTTACCACAAGAAACTGACTTTAATATAATGCAAGATAGCACCTTTATCTGTAATATATCTGTCCTGGATACTTATGGTATCGCCTTAGACTTAACTGGATATGACATTCAGGCAGAGTTTAAGAGAGCATATAATGGATCAGCAGTCATAACAGCAAATATAGCAAACGGGAGTATCAAAGTGTCATCTCCCATAACCGGTAACATAACTTTAACTCTATTACCAACAGATACAGCACCAATATCACCAGTAAATCAATCAGATGACACGATTGAGTTACTTTATGACATTTCGTTGATTAGTTCAACAACTCCGCAAGTAATACTAACCCCTACTTTCGGCACATTGACCATACAACGAAAGATAACAATATAAATATAATCAAGGAGAAACACAATGTCAATATCAGTATATTTAGCAGATAAGTTATTGGATCATCAGAACGGCAAAACTGCCTATACTATGCCAACAGCATATATTGCTTTGTCTTCAACAACACCAGCAACAGACGGAACAAGCGTAACCGAACCAACAGGTGGATCTTATGCTCGAGTAGCAACATCTTCTGCCACTTGGAATGCAGCCGCAGCAGGGTCAGTGACTAACGCAGCAGCAATCACATTCCCCGCAGCAACCGCAGATTGGTCCGCAGGTGCTAATATGACTTATGGCGTTATTTACGATGCTGCAACGGCAGGCAATATGCTATCTTTCGGTGTATTGACAGTGGCAAAGAATGTTCTCAACGGAGACACTGCATCTATCGCTATTGGTGGAATAACAATCACATTATCTTAATAAGTAAGATAACCTGAACCAGGGTGGGAGTAGAAATGCCTCACCCGCAAATATAGGAGTATTAAATGGCAGATAATGTCTCAATAAAAGACTTTGGTGGTAATGCCGCAGTCATTGCAACAGATCAAGTAACAGATGCTACCCTCGGAACAGTAGAAGTTCAATATATGAAGTTGATGGACGGAACCATCGACTCTACAAACAAGCTTGTTATAGATAGTTCTGGTCGCCTACAAGCAAACATTGGTAACTTACCAACAGACTTGGCTGTGTCAGGAACAATCACGGCACTGTCACAGACTATATCCATACCCACTTCCGAGACACAAACAGTGGGTGTTCAAATAAGTGGAACCTGGTCAGGATCACTTACTCCAGAAGTATCTATAGATGGAACAACATATTATCCTATAAACTTCGTAGATACTGGAGGTGGGTTATTGGGAAATACCTGGTCCGCAAACAATCTCGGACAAATAAATGTTGGCGGCACATTATACTTCAGAGTAAGAGCAAGTGCTTGGAGTAGCGGAACAGCAACAATATCGCTAAGAGCAACTTCCCGTTCGTCGGTTATTTCACTTAATGAATCATTGCCACAAGGATCAAATACTATTGGCGCAGTGTCCCAATCAGGAACCTGGAACATTGGATCAATAACAACAATGCCAACAACCCCAGTTACTGGAACATTCTGGCAAACAACACAACCAGTAAGTGGAACTGTAGGAATAACAGGCACAGTAGCAACAGCAGAAGTTCCTCCAACAACAGTGGCACACGCACTAGCAACAGTTACGACAGCAGGAACAAGTGTTCAACTCCCAGCAAACACAGCAAAATCAATCACAGTTAAAGCATCAACCACAAATACAGGGATTATATATGTAGGCGGATCTACTGTGTCGGCATCAAATGGATTCCCCCTATATGCTGGCGACACAGTGTCATTAGATATAAGTAACACAAGTGTGATCTGGATTGACGCTTCAATAAATGCTCAGACAGCAAATTGGATAAGCAATGAGTAAAACTAACGCAACTTCAAAAACAATCAACATTCCTGGCAATGCTGGCACTGCAACCGACACAACCAACGCACACTATGCAGTCGCAGGCAAGAATGTAAATATAGCTCAAGATACAAATCTTGAGACTTGGGCTGACAGTCTACCAAGATGCGGGATGTATGACGTTAACTTGACAGTGGCGCAGGGAAACTTACCTGGTTCTAGTTGGTGGCATCTTGAGTTGCAGCGTTGGTCACTTGACGCTGCTGGAAGCTTAAACCATGTCATTACTGCAAAAAGCCTGAATGGTGCAGGAGCAGGAATAATGTATACGAATACTTGTGAGAGTGGAACTTGGTTCGGCTGGATACAGGTTGTCACTTCGATTGCTGGCACTGCAACTAATGCAACCAACGCAACCAACGCAACCAACGCAACCAACGCAACCAACGCAACCAACGCAACCAACGCAACCAACGCAACCAATGCAACCAACGCAACCGACGCAACCAACGCACACTATGCAGTCGCAGGCAAGAACGTAGCTTTAGCTTCAGATACAAACCTACAAACTTGGGCTGATAGTCTGCCAAGATGCGGGATGTATGATGTTGGCTTGTCAGTGGCACAAGGAAACTTACCTGCTGCTTTTTGGTATATTGAGTTGCAGCGTTATTCAAGTGACGCTGCTGGAAACTTATACCATGTCATCACTGCAAAAGGCCTGGATGGAGCAGGATCAGGATTAATGTATACGAATACTTGTTATTATGGAACTTGGACAGGATGGACACAGGTTGTCACTTCGACTGGTGGCAGTGCTGGAAGTGCCAACGCAATAAACAGCGCAACTACTGTTGTGAATGTGGCGGCTGCTTCGGCACCAACAGTAGGACAAGTGCTAACAGCAACATCAAGCACGACGGCAACTTGGCAAACATCGTCATCGCCGCCAATGTTCCGCAACCGCATCATCAACGGAGATATGTCAGTAAGCCAGGTGAATGGTGGAACTACGGTTACTCTTACTACCATTGGGTATGTTACTGACATGTGGACTGCGTCATTAAGTTCAGGCGGGCTAAACTGTATTTCAGCACAACAAGTTGTAGATGCTCCTCCGGGATTTAAGTATTCAACTAAATTTACCGTTACTAACCAACACGCTCCGGGGGTTGGAGAACCATTCTACTTCCAACAACCAATCGAAGGTCAGAACATTATTGACTTTGGATTTGGAACAGCCTCTCCTAAAACTATCGCAACTGGGCAGTGGATTAAAGGGAGTGTTCCGGGAGTCTACAGTGTTTCAATAAGGAGCGGCACGGCTGATTACAGTTATATTGGGACAGTCAACGTAACAACCTCGTGGACTCAAGCCGTGATTACAATAGTAGGAACATCTTCTGGAACTTGGCCTACAGATAATACGACAGGAATGCAGTGGGCATTGGATTTAGGTTCTGGCTCAAACTTCAACATCACTGCTGGTTCTTGGCAAGCAGGTAACTACTTCAACACCACAGGTTCAGTTACCTTCGTCAATCAAGTAGCAGGCTCAACCCTCAACATCACAGGAGTCCAGTTAGAGAAAGTGCCAACAGGTGCAACCACTGGAACTGACTTTGAGTTTCTTCCTGATGATGTGGTGTTGATGAGGTGTCAGAGGTATTTACAGCCACTCGGTATAGCTGGAAATGAAGCACCGATAGGAATAGGATTTGGAATAGGCTCGGGCGCAGTTGTTACTCAGAGCGAATTTAATCCACCTATGCGAACTGCGCCCACTGTAAGTATTATTGGTTCAGCAGCAAGTATATATATGACAACAGCATCCATCGCAGCATACGCTTCTTCGGGCATAACTGCCGTAATAGCAAGCCCAACTGGATGTAACTATCAGTTGAGTGGCCCGACAACATTCCCGATTTATTCCTGCGCACATATTCGGAGTGCCGCAGTTGGCACAGCAATACTGGCAGACGCGAGACTATAACTATGAACACTAACTACACATATCAACTCACCCAATACACATCAATCCTTCGCAGCGACGGAGCGTCTATTCCTCCTGACCCTGCGAATCGTGACTATGCAGAATACCTTGCTTGGATAGCAGCAGGAAATACTCCAGATCCTGTGCCACAACCTACAACTGCTCAAATAATCGCATCACTTGAAGCAGATGTGAGCAAATATATAGACTCAATAGCACAGAAGAAAGGTTATGACTCAGGAGTATCTTGTGCTTCTTATGCGGCAAGCACAAACGCAACTTTTGCCGCAGACGCTAAAGCCTTTATTGCTTGGAGAGATTCAGTATGGACAACCTGTCAGACTATTGAGAATACAGATTTGGCAGCAACACCACCAATAGTGCCAACCTCTGCCCAAGTAATCGCAGCACTCCCTGTAGCACCGTGGTAATATGTCACTCCTGCTCTTATTTAATCCAACTGGAGAAACAAAGGGTTTAGTATTTAATATACCCGAATCAGAATCTGTATCTGCGACATTAAATAGAGTAAGGGCAGAAAACTTCACGATCAACGAAACAGGAACAATAACTCTTTCGGCAATAAGAGCCAGAAAGAATATATTCACTGTTTCTGAAACAACATCTGAATCATTCTCAACTATACGATCAAGAAAGAATATATTCACTGTTTCTGAAACAACATCTGAATCATTCTCAACTAATAGAAACAGAAACAACTCATTTACTATAACAGAATCAGAAACAGCAACCATTGCTCTAAATAGATTAAGAAATACTACTCTTAAGTTAGCAGAGACATTTAACTTCACATTATCTCTCGTGAGATTAAAACAACTAACATCAACAACAACAGAAGCATCCTCTACGACTTTCGGCGCATTGCGTAGAACAAGAGATATAACATCAACCATCGCGATGATACTTACTGAAGTAGAAACACTATTGGTAAATAGATCGTTGGGATTCACATCAACAGAACAAGAAATAATATCAGCAACATTATCTGAAGTAAGAGCAATGACGGCAATAATATCTGAAACACAAAATACAGAAATATTGTCAGTGTCAAGAAACAGAGCAGTCACCTCAACTATAAATGAATTAGAGTCTGTGGTTATAACATTAAATAGAGTGTCGTTGATGAGCTATATAATAAATGAAGGACCACAAAACGAATCATTCTACCTCAATAGAGCAAGAAAGATCGACTTTACCAACAACGAACTACAAGATGTGATCGCATCGTTTAATAGATCACGAACATATCTAACAAATATCAACGAAACATATTCAACCGCAACGATAGATTGGGTAAGAATAAGAACACAAATATTAAATATTGCCGAAACACACAATACAGAAATAATCGCACTTAATAGATTAAGAGATATAATACAGTCTATTTCAAGCACACTTGACATAACATTCGTTGTTTATATCACAGGCAGGAGCCAAATACCTAACAAGGCAACTATATCCTGGAGTGAATGGCAGAATACTGCACACGGATACCAATATGTGGCAATGTCAAAAGTGGTAAGTTTCAATCCTAATAGCAAAGTATCAGTTACTTTGCCCGACTCAGTCGCACAAACAACCACAACACAACTAACCAATATAGGTTCGGTATCTTTAATAGCAAATGACAAATACGACACCTTCGTGATTATGCCGAAAAGTTTCTTATAATACGCATAAATACAATATGACCAGTAGAGCAGAATACCAACGAGAATACTATAATAAGAGGAAAAAAGAAAAAAACCACAACCAATGACCACAAGAGTAAAATATAAAAGACTAACAAAAGATGAAATGATTCAAAAGTTCTTTAGACTAAACCACTATACACCCGATATGATGATCGCATTCTATTCATTGCAAAAAGAAAGACAGAAAAAAATCATCAAGAAACAAGAACAACTACCATACAACCATCAACCCATCCATAACCAAGAACTAATAAATAAAATGGATAAATACACTAACCGACTTATATCAAGAACAGAAACAGAAGATTCGATTCATATAGGTAACGGGTTATTCGAAAAAAGAGAAGTAACAATAACAAACAAAAAAATCTACCAATATATAGACAAAACAAGATCTTATATAGAAATAACAGAACAAATATATGAATCACAAGGAGAAGAATCATCCAATACGAATATTATTGCCAACACTGCAAAAAACTAACAGAAGTAAGTTGTTCAATAAAAGAAACAACACCTACTATTATATGTGAATGTGGAGAAGTGGCTGACAAAAATCTGTCAAAACAAATAGGAAGCAACAGTGCTTCTGAAGTATTCTGGGGAAACTTCTTCTCATTGACTGTAGGACAACAGAGAACACCACAACAAACCTGGCATATACCAACAGCAGAAATAGGAAGAAACAAAACAGGAACACTAAAGAGACTAAAATGACTACAACAACATATATAAAAAACACCGTGTATATCTTACCATACAAAAACTTACTTATAACACTAAAGTTTAATGAGACGAATACCTTCTGGCAGAAATACCCGAAACAACTATCTGAAACAATAGAAAACTTGATCGGAAAGTCACTGTCATTATCTTCTTCAATCAACATACTGGCAACAACATTATCTGAAGTAGGACTATACTCTGTTCAGGTATTAGATTCGGCAACAGGGTCTGGTATGGAAATAACAACAGAACAAACCGCAACAAAACCGGTAAAAAAATCAAAGTAAATGGATTATCAGAGAATATATGCTAACTTAATCTCGTATGCCGAAAGAACATACCTAACCGGTTATAGAGAAAAGCATCATATTATTCCAACTTCGCTTGGTGGGACAAACACACCAGAAAATCTCGTCTATTTAACATTGAGACAACATCTGATGGCACATTTACTATTATATAAGATGGGACACGGCAACCAGATCTTCTCTGTAGAATGTATGCTAATAGATAGTCTCAATCCGAACCACCGAAGATACCATAAGGTAAAATGGAAGAGATTATATAGAAGACTTATCACTCTACAAAGAGCGAAGGTAAATCTGGAACAAAAAAGACAACAAGTAGAAGAAAGACAAAAGAATCAACATATATAAATACAAATAAGCAATATATTATAGGATTATAATATTTGCTGTAGGGCTTATGGATGTAAGCACATATATCAAGAATACAGGAGGTATTCACAATGTCAAAAAGCAATCTTACCGTAGAGATGGTAGATATAAATCTTATTCAACCATACAAAAACAATCCCCGTAAAAACACCGATGCTACAAAAGAAGTGGTTAAATCTATTAAGGAATATGGATTTAGACAACCTATTGTGGTTGATGAGAATATGCGGTTAAACACGAAAAACCGATAAGGAGATAGAATATGGCAGCACCTAAAGGTCATCCTAAATATATTAAAAGAGTAGATGAAAAGCAACTGGCAAAGTTGGCTGGAGCACATCTCACGACGAAAGAAATATCGGCAATATTAGATATAAGTGTATCTGCATTAGAAAAATCACCATACAAAGAGATTATTTCGGTCGAAAGAGGACTAACAAAACAACGACTAAAGCAAAAAGCACTACAGCGAGCATTGATTGACAGTTCTGATGTGATGCTAAAGTTCTGTCTCAAGAACTATTGTGGAATGACGGATAATGATATAATACCAATTGACGGAAATGGAGAAGATTCAAATGTCGGATATACTATTAAAATAGTCAGACCACAAGCATTTAAATCAAAAGCCGAAATTGCCGCAGAACAAGAAGACGACAATAACAAAGAATGACAACCGAAATAGAACTATTAAGTCATCAGATAGACTTTATTCAATCAGTAGAGCCCGCTTTCTTGGGATTGGTAGGTGGTTATCGGTCAGGAAAAACCCATGCATTGTGTCATAAAGCATTATATATGTCTCTTCTTAATACCAAAGAAGATGGTGCTCTATTATCTCCGACTTATGGTATGATCACCAGAACACTCGTTCCTACAATGAATAAGATACTATACGAAATAGGACTAAAATTCACACACAACAAATCAGACGGATATTATGAAATAACATTCGGAAACAAAGTAAGAAGAATATGGTTACTGTCAGCAGAAAACTTCGACAAGGCAGCTGGTATGACTCTATCTTGGTTCGGAATAGATGAGATTGACCGTATGACTCTACAAGTGGCAACAGATGCGTGGAAAATGATGGTAAGTCGTCTAACAAAAGGTGAGAAGAAACAAGGATTCTGTGTATCTACTCCAGAAGGATATAACTGGATGTATCAGTTTTTCGAAGCAAATGCTGACACAACGAGAAGACTCATCAGAGCATCAACATACGACAATCCGTTTATAGACGAAGACTACTTTATACAAATGGCTGCAACTCACACATCTGAACAGTTAGAAGCATATTTCTATGGTAAGTTCATCAACTTCACAGACGGCAATGTGTATTATCCGTATGACAGAGCAAAGAATAGATCAACAGAAACATTGGCAAAACATCCTCACGCACCATTATCTATTGGTATTGACTTTAACATCGGTAAAATGGCAACAATCGTAGGGATCATCATAGGTCAGGTTCCTCATATTGTTGATGAAATATATGGAACACAGAATACAGAGGC